AACACTCCCAGGTCCGCACCCAGGATGCTGTTGCCTGTGCTGGTCAGTGTGCTGGTCAGCGAATTGGTGCCCAGCGTCGATTGCAGGTTGATGGGTATGCCATTGCCCAGTCCGGGTATGGTGCCCTGTCCGATGGCGGACAGGTTGCTCAGTACTGACGAGCTGAATCCCGAGTTTGCCAGGTTGGCCGCTTCGGTCACGTCAGAGATCTGTCCCACTGCTGGGACCACTTCTTTGATGTTGGATATGTTTGATGTCAGTGCGGGACTCACAGTGAGTCCTGCCCCCTGGAGCATGCCCGCTCCTGCTATCATGGTTAGACCTGTTAGACCGCCGCCACAAGACATGACTATGCCACGTTGACGTTGGGACTGCCCTGTGCCCTGGCATGTCCGCATGAGTCAGAATCACCACGTCGGATGATTGGCCTGCCCTCTGCGAATACCGTGGGACTACCGCCAGTGGTGCTGGCAGTGCAGTGTATGTTACAGCCTTCGGCTCCACAGCAAGGGTGTGGGGTCACTCTGGATCCCGGAAATACCACTGGTCTTCCGTTGACGAAAACTGTGCTTGCACCTGCTGTGGCGACACCTCCAACTGCATTGGAGTCACCGACTCTTACAACTGCTCCCATTTGTCAGCCCTTTAAAATTTTCTTTTCCGGTGTTATGATACCCGAGGTTGCTGTCCTGTAGTTGGACTCCACCTCTGGATTGGTCTCGAACACCATGGTTATGCTGTTAGTATTTAGCCTGCCAGTTTTTTCCAGATTGAGAGTGAAGGCGCTGGGTATCATTTGCACGCCATTCTGTGCCGGTGCTATGGAGACTGGGTGGTCTATCATGTAGTAGGATCCACAGTGGTCACTGTCTATGTCCACCACCTTGGCCACCAGTTCCTCTCCTGAGTTCAGTTTGAATGTGTAGATTTGGTCTTTTTTGATTTCCATGTATTATCCAAGTTTGGTCTTGATCTCGTCTTCGGTTAACATACTTAATCCTTGGTAACCACCTTCGACGAATAATTCACCATCCTTGAATAATTGCGGAACTGTCCTGAAACCACTGCTCACCAGGAAGTCACGTGCCTGGTCATCAACAGATATGTCAACCACCTCGTAGTCTATGCCGTAACTTTCCAGCAGTTGCTTGGCCCTGTCACAGAATGGACAGGAGGGTTTGGAATACATGGTCAGCGTCATAGGCTGAATCCCTTGAATGTGTCCTCGGACACGTCCTGCTTGACCGCACCAATGGTGTAGGATGATATCTCCGTTTCCTGTGGAGCCACCTGCACCTCACTGCCAGCGATCCACTTCTGTGTCCACGGCAATGGGTTTGATCCGCCCTTGTAGTTGTTGGGCAGTCCCAGTGAGCTCATGCGTTTGTGTGCTATCCATTCCACGTAGTCCACCAACAGTTGTTCATTGAGTCCGATCATGGAACCATCCTTGAACAGGTACTTGGCCCATTCCTTTTCCTGGTTCACTGCTGACTCGAATATGTCCACCACCTGCTGTTCGGTCTCTTTCTTGATCTTGACATAGTCCTTGTCATCCTTCAGCAACATCTTCAGCAGGTGCTGTGATGATGCCAGATGCACGTTCTCGTCACGTGCGATCAGTTTGATGATCTTGGCGTTGCCTTCCATCTTCTTGAGTTCAGCGAATGCCCATGAGCATGCGAATGAAACATAGAAACGTATGCCTTCCAGTGCGTTGACCGAGTTGAGGCACAGCCACAGTTTCTTCTTGAGCTCATACAGTTCGATGTTGATTGTCTCACCATTGACCGTGTGCTCGCCCTCGCCCAACAGTTTGTACCAAGAGCCATACTCTATGAGATCGTCATAGTATTTTGAGATGTCATTGCTACATGACACGATCTCTTTGATGTCCATCAGCTCGTCAAATATCTTGGCCGGGTCTGAATAGACGTTCCTAATGATGTGTGTGTACGATCGTGAGTGTATGGTCTCGTTGAATGCCCATGTCTCGATCCATGTCTCTATCTCGGGCAGGCTCACTATGGGCAACAGTGCCAGATTGGGTGAGCGTCCCTGCACGGAGTCCAGCAATATCTGTCTCTTCAGATTGCTGGTGAAGATGTGTTGTTCGTATGTGGTCAGGTCCTTGAAGTCCTTGGCATCACGGAACACGTCAACCTCCTCAGGTCGCCAGAAAAAACCCAACTGCCTGTCGGTCAATTTGTCGAACTGTTTGTATTTGAGTGTGTCAAAACGTTGTATGCCAGGTCCACCGCTCTTGTCCAGGAATGCCAGACTTTTGAGGTGATCTTTCTTGCTGTTGAATACTGTCATGTGTGTTACTTCTTAATTCTTTATGGTTAGATTTTACAACTGTCACAGTCATCATCGTAGTTCTCTTGTGCGATTTCTTCGATGTTTTCCACTGGATCAGCGGTATCACGGTCCACGTCAATCTCACCCTGGCCGTCATAGGTGTTGTTGTAGTACAACTGCTTGCCACCAAATTTGTAGAACATCACAACGTGCTTGAGCAGGTCACTCATGGAAACCTTGTGGTCTTCATAGAACTCTGGATTGTACGAGGTATTTACCGATATGCCCTGATCAATATATTTTTGCAGAATGGCCATAATTTTTAGATAGCCTTCTGGCGATTTCTGATCCCAGAGCAGTTCATATTTGTTCTTGAGCCTGCGATATTCCGGCACCACCTGTGTCAGTGCGCCGTGTTTGCTCTGCTTGACCGACACATAACTGCGTGGTGGCTCCACTCCATTGGTAGAGTTGGATATCTGTGCTGATGTCTCCGCGGGCATCAATGCCATCAGTGTGGAGTTGCGTATGCCTGACTGCTTGAGCCTGTCACGCAATGACTGCCAATCCACGTGATCCTGGTGTGGCACCAGCTCATCCACGTCCTTCTTGTAGGTGTCAACCGGCAGTATGCCGTCGCCGTACTTGGTCTCGTTGCTACCCGGACATGCACCATGCTGTTCCGCCAGTTCCACGCTGGCCTCTATCAGATAGTACGACCAGTGCTGTGCCCATCTGTCCACCTCGGGCAGACATTCCGGTCCGCTGTAGGTGAAGTCATTCTTGGCCAACCAGTAGGCAAAGTTGATGATGCCCACTCCCAATGGCCTGCGTTTGTGTGTGGCCATCTTGGCCGCTATCACCGGGTAGTTCTGATAGGTTAAAAGGGCGTCTAATCCTCGCACAGCAAGCCTACACGCCTTTTTCATCTCTTCTGGGTTCTTGAATGCACCCCAGTTGATGGCCGACAGTGTGCAGAGTGCTATTTCGCCGTTTTCATCGTTGATATCGTTCATGGGCTTGGTGGGCAGGTTGATCTCGCAACACAGGTTGCTCTGCTTGACCGGAGCCACGTCTGGTTTGAATGCACCATGCGTGTTGGCATGATCCACGTTCATTAGATATATGCGTCCAGTGTCCTTGCGTTCCTGCACGAACATGCTGAACAGGTCTATGGCCTTGAGTGTTTTCTTGCGGATGCGTGTGTTGCGTTCCGCAGTCTCATACAGTTCCTTGAACTTGTCCTGGTCCGAGAAGAATGCCTCGAACATGCCTGGCACGTCATGTGGAGAGAACAGTGTGATGTCACCACCACTGATCAGTCTCTCATAGAACAGTTTGCTGAACTGCACTCCATAGTCTATGTGCCTCACCCTGTTGTCCTCTGTGCCCTTGTTGTTCTTCAACACCAATAGGTCTTCCACTTCCAGATGCCAGATGGGATAGTACAGTGTGGCCGCTCCGTTACGCACTCCTCCCTGGCTACAACTCCTGGTGGCCGCCTGGAACAGTTTGTAGAACGGAATCACTCCCGTATGGTATGCGTCTCCCTTCCTGATGGGTGACTTGATGGCACGGATCTTGCCCGCACCTATGCCAATGCCTGCCCTCTGCGACACGTATCTCACGATGCTGGAACTGGTGGCATTGATGGAATCCAGGCTGTCGTCCGTTTCTATCAACACACAGCTCGAGAACTGCCTCATGCTGGTACGCACGCCGGACATCACCGGAGTGGGCAATGATACCTGATAGGTCGATATGGCATCATAGTAGTCCTTGACCCAGCTCAATCTTTCTTCCTTGGGATAGTTGGCAAACAATGTGGCCGCTATCAGTATGAAGGTCATCTGTGGAGTCTCTGCGATCTCTCCCGTGACACGATTCTGTACCAGATACTTGCCTCGGAACTGCTCCATGGCCACGTATGTGAGATGCTCGTCACGCTCATGCTTGATGAACCCGTCGATCTTGTCCCATTCCTCGTCTGTGTACAGGTCAATCAATTCCGGATCATACATGCCACGCTCGATGTTGACCTCCACCAACTTCTTGACATGCCATGGCTTGAACTGTCCATACACGTCCTTCCTGATGTGGTAGTTGATCAGTCGACCGGCCACGTACTGGTAGTTGGGCGTGTTCTCACTGATCAGGTCAGCCGCACTCTTGATCACGGTCTCCTGTATCTCGGATGTCTTGATACCCTCGTAGAACTGCAAGTGGCTCTTGATCTCGACCTCCGATGCTGAAACTCCTGTGATGTCCTCACATGCCCACATCACTACCTTGTGTAGTTTGTCAATAATTAAAGGCTCTTTCTTGCCGTCTCTCTTGGTTACTAGTATCTCTGACATTATTCTATCCTAATTGTTCTTGCGTCTATGGTTTTGGTAATATTGAATTCAAATCGCTCAGTACTTACCGCCTCCCAGGGTTCATAATTAAGTATATATTTCCTGTCATCTACCATGACTAAATTATACTCCTGGGCGTGATCGTCCGTTGCCAGTGCGATCTCTACCGAGCTGTCTAAGTCTTCTAACATCGTAATAGTATACGACATTCCTAGTGCGATAGCAAGATCGTCGAACGAATTGTCAGCCAAAAGATCCCATGGATCAGGCCAGTTTGATTGGTCGTTCCAGTGTATGGCATGGGAGATCCTGGGACAGTGTCCCCACCATTTGGCTATGGCATTGAGTTGATCACGTAACGGAATTGATTGCACGAACTGCCTCAGGTCATGCCAAGACTTCAGGCGATCCTCGAACTTATCGGGCCACATGTTATCCTAGTTGTGTCAAACTATATGTTAGAGTGGCGTCTGTGCCTGTTGAACTGGTTGTGTATTGCAGTGCGTATGTGGTGCCCGCAGTGTTGGCCACTGACAGTACCACGCCTGTGGTTGCGTCCTCCACGAAGTCATCAACATAGACCGGTGTGGATGCGTTGCGAACCTGCATCTTGCCGTGCCTGACGTTGGTGCCACGTGTGATGGTGTAGTCCAATGACCATGCTGACACGTCACCGCTGTCCAGTGTGAACACTGATGCGGCAGTGCCGGTGTTGTCAGTCAGTGTGGCTGTGTCTCCGGTCTCACGCACGTAACTGCCCAACTTGATCTGCAGTGAGTTCTCGAT